CGGGATATGGGCCATCTTGGACTCGGATTCAACGAGATCCGGGCCTCCGGCGAACTCAATCGAGATGATCTTATAGCGATACGTGGTGCCCGCAATCTCGCACGGGTACTTGTCGCCCCCCCGTCCATCGACTCGAGCCCGGATCGCGTCCTTGACCTGTCGGGCAACGGGGAACCCCTGCATCGCGGAGACCTCCCCCTCGGCCCAGATGGAGAACTGGATCCGTTGCCGGTAGTGGCCGGGGGCCCGCTGGAACGGGTCGGAGACGAGCGCGTAGGTGATCGCCGGGGTCGGGGCATCCAGCGGCAGGATGAGGGGGTAGATCCGGGTCCCGACGAGACCGGCGAGCGTGGCGTCCTGGAGGAGCCAGGCCCGGAGCGCGACCTCGATCGGGGGGACGGTCATCCTCAGTCACCCCCATGAGCGATCTGGTAGACGGCGGCGTCCCACTGTGAGGGTCCTCGAGCTACCCGGTCGATGAACTTCTCCAGGTCGTCGGCGAGCCCGGAGAGCACGTTCTCCTGCTCCTCGTCCCAGGCCGGGCGGAGGTAGGGGTGCGCGGCCATGCCGGGCTTCGGGCCGTAGTGGTAGTCGGCAGGGGGTTCCACCCCGGACGCGCTGCCCCGGCGACCGGTGCCGTACTCGACGAACGGAGCATACTCGACGTTGGATCCGGTCCGGATCTCGACGCCCTCGAGGGACCGGGAGACCTGGGTCGTGAGGCTGTTTCTGAGCCGACCGCCGGTGTATCCGGGGCGACTCTCGCCAACGGGGCAGAGCTGCTTTGCCCGCCGCTCGATCTTGCCGGTCATCTGCCGCTTCCCGTAGTGGGCGAGCGTGTCCTGTGACACCTCAGCCGCCAGGCGGGCGAGTTCTCGCTCAAGGTCATCGAGTCCCTCGATCTCGACCATCAGAACCACCCCACGAGTCTCAGGAGCAGCATGGCCACTCCTCCGCCGATCGCACCCGAACCGCCGCCGGTCAGCGCCGTGCGCCCTATAGACTGGTTGTTCGCAGCCTCCAGGACGCGGACCCGCGTCTCGATGTCAGTCTGAGCCGCCGCGATTGCGTTCACCTCTCCATAGATTAGGAGCAGGAGTTCGCGATCGGTCAGGGCCCCGAGGCTACTTTCTGGCAGGCTCATGTCGCCTCCAGTTCGGCCTTGATGTGCGAGATCTTCGTCGGGCCGTAGACGACCTCCACGGCCTGCACCCGGTAAGCCTTGTCGAATCCGACAGGGCCAGCGGAGACGGTATCCCCTTCGACGATCTCGGCGTCTGCCGGGAGGAGGACCCCGGGCAGAGCGGTGACGTGTTCGCCGGATTCGAGCACTTTTATGCCGCCTTTCGGCGCGACGAACCGGCACGCGATCCCGGTCGTCTCGGTGGTGTCGTCGATCGGGATCCCGTATTCGTCCAGCCCTCCATCTCCATGATGGGTGATGGTGCAGGTGTGGATGAGGAGGGGCGATGGTATGGCCATCAGTTTACCCTCCTGACGAGCACTCGCCCTGCCGACGATGTCCGGGCAACGTAGCGCGTGACGGCGTCGGCGGCGACCCGTTCGTGGTAGTCGATCTCAGACTGGGTGGCGTTCCCAAGCCTGAGATCGCTGCCGAGTTCGAGCCGGTCCGGCCGCTCGCTCGTGAGCCGCCCCCGGTCGACGATCAGGGCGATGGAAAAGTGGAGAGACGCCTCTTTCAGGTCGGCGTCGTTCTGGGTGCCGGTGAGCCCTGCCCGGGCGAGCGTGGCATCGATCCGGCGGTCGGCTGCCTCGATGATCGGGGTCAGGACGGTCGTCGGGTCGAGGTCCGACCCGGTCATGACCGTGAGCTCCTCGACGGTGCAGTAGGCCATCAGCCCCTCCCGGGCAGGTCGTCGAGACGGATCGCCAGACGGTCCGGCACGGTCAGCGGGTCGATCGGCGCGGTGTCGATCCGGAGATCCGGAGCGGCCTCCTGCGCGGCGGCGTCACTCTCCTCGACGAGCGTCCTAGAGAGCCAGGGGTGCGACGCGGAGGAGATCATCGCGATCTCCCCCTAGTACTCGACCCTGCAGATGGCGTCCCCGAGACCGACGACCGCGCCGAACCGCAGCTTCACGACTGCGCCGTTGAGGTCACGGACCGGGTCGCGGTAGTTCTCCAGCATGATGTCCTGCCGGAGCCCGTATTTCGCGGCAACACGGCTGTCGTAGACGATCATCCCGATGTTGCTGTCGGCTGCGTAGCCCCAGGTGTACGTCGAGCTGCTGGTCGTGGTCCCGACGGTGTGAGGCTTGAGCCCAAGCATCGGGGGGAGCTGCCCCAGGATCGCCTGCTGCGACCCGGTGTTCGAGGTGAGGAGGTACTCCTTGCCGATGAGCGTCTCGGCGTCGGGGCACATCACCAGCGTGTCGGGGCTGTAGCCCTTGGCACGGACCAGGCCCTTGGCGTCGGCGATCGCCTTTGTCCCCTGGTTCGTGCCGGCGGAATCGTGCTCCAGTTCGGACCCCTGCAGCATCACTCCGAGGATGATGTGGTTCAGGGTGTTCTCCGCCCGTTCGCCGTGATGCTTTGCTTCCTCGGCGATCAGGTCATACTGGCAGTCGTCGACCATGTTCTGCGTGATCAGCGACCGCTCCCGGTAGGTCTTGATGGCGATGTCGCGGTTGATGATCTCAGACTCGTCGATCGGGGCCTCGGCTGCCTCGGGGACCTCCTTCATGTATCCGGCGGATTTCCGGAACGGAATGGTGATCTTGTTCGACGTCATCGAGACCTTCGGGACAGCCTGCCGCATCGCCTTGGCAAGAGAAGCGCCTTCGATGATCGTGTTGTAGAACTCGGTCTGGATCAGGGTGGTGCCGTCGATTGCCTCACTCTTGAGCAGTTCGCGGACCGGGACGATGTTCCCCTTCGCGTCGTAGGCGGAGAGTTCGCGAGGGATCCGGGTTTCGAGGATCCGCTTCGTCTCGGCAGGGCCGGCGTGGGCAAGTTCCAGGTAGAGCGCCAGCCGGCGCTCGTGGGTGCCTGCGTAGGTGGTTTCAGTGGTTCTCATGGTTTTGTTCCTCATTAGGCTGCCGCCTTGCTGATGATCTGCGGCATGACGATGATCCTGCCCGTTTTGCCGCCGGCGATGTCGTCGAGCGTGACGCCGATCGAGTATCCGGTCGCGGTGGTTGCGGCCACGGAGACAGTGCCCCCGACGGCGCAGTCGTTGTCCGAGACGGCCTCTCCGGCATCGATCGCCGTGGTGTCGTCGGCGTTCGCGACGGTGACGATCGACCCGACCAGGGCAACCGTGACCGGCGCGTCCTTGGCGGCCGGGAGGACAGCCACACCGATCGGCTGAGCAGTTGTGCCGGCGACTGCCGGGATGACGGTGTCCGTGACGCCGGTCGTGGCAAACGCGACGACCTGCCCGGCCTTGATAGCTGCGCCGGCCTTGAAGCCGAACGTCGGCCCGTCGTTGTGCAGGACCTGCTTGATTTCAGGGAATGTTCCGATATCTGCCATAGTTTCTCATCTCCGGTTAGAGCCCGTAGACTACTCCCGAGTGGGGGTCGACCTGCACGGGCGCAGGGGGTTCGAGTTCGCGAGTCTCTCCGGGCGGCTGCGTTGCCGGCGTGCCGGGCTCGTCTCCGAGTTTCTTGATCGCGGCCTCCAGCTCCTTGACTTTCGTCTCGTGAGCGGCCTTCTGGTCGGCGAGCGCCTTCTCCAGCTCCTTGATCTTCGGGTCCTCGGCTGGGGTGAGGGCTGCTTCCAGCTCTTTGACCTTCGTCTCTGCAGTCGCCGCCTGCGATTCGAGCGCGGCGATCTTGTCCGTGGCGGCCTTCAGTGCCGCTTCAAGTTCTTTCAGTTCCATGTCGGTCTCCCCCTCCTCCGGAGCGCCTTCGTTCCCCCGGAGCGTGCAGGCAGCACAGGCTCCTCGGTTTACGATCGCGACCCCGTAAAAGGTGATTTCGTCCGCCTCGTACTGGCGGGTCTCCGCGTTCCACCGTTCGGTCCCGGTGTGCTCGACGGAGACGTAATTCGCGACGCCCCCCTTGACCATGGCGACGGCATCCCGGCTCCGCTGCGTCAGGCCGTGCAGCCGGATGTCTCCGACGACCGCACGGTCGAGGTATCGGGGGTTCTCGATGGCCCCGATCTTCTCGGTGATATCCCGCGGTATGCCGCCGGCGTGCCGGCTCCAGGCTGAGTAATCCTTCCAGTTGCCAGCGTTCGCTTCGAGCGCCCTGGCTCGATAGGCGAGTGGGGTGCGGGTCGCGGAGTCGGTCCAGGTGCCTTCCGCGAGCAGTTTGACCCCCCGGATCAGCAGCCCGCCGCCCGGTAGGTCTTCCAGGTTCGATTTCGAGAATTCGAGCCCAAGTTCCCGCCGGAATGTGCGCGGGGCAGGATCGTTTCCGTCTCCAGCGATGGGCATGTACTGGTATGCGCTTTCCAGGGTATATAGTGATTTATCTTGCGGGGGTGAAGGGGGTGGAGCGGGAAGACCCCACCCTTCAGGGTGGGGTAGTTCACTTGCAGGATTCGGCTCGTCTCATGCGTTGGATGTGCTGCCGCACACCGACCCGCGTGAGGGAGCACCCATACAAGACGCCGAGATTATACGCGATCTCGGCGGGGAAGAGGCGGTCCTGATGCTTGCGGATGTATTCCGCCATCGCCGGGGTGATCCGTTTGCCGGAGGTCATGGCGGCGTCCTCCGGCGGAAGAGGTGCGTCGAGATTCTCGCGATCTGCTCTTCGAGTTCGAGGATCTGTTGCTGCTGTGCGTTGAGCCGCTCCTCCAGCGTGACGCGGGATGCGCGGCCCATCGGGGTTTTGCTCGGTTTCTTCTCGCTCATTCTATCACCGGGAGCAGGGTGCACCGGCACATCGGGTGATGCGGGATCGGCGGGGCTTTGTCGATGTCGAAGACCTGTCCGTTCAGCGCGGCACAGTCGGCGCAGGTGTTGTCGTGCCCGGCCGTGAGCCACTCGACCTGAGTTACGCCGTGCTGTGAGTATCGGAGTTTTGCGCCCTCGTTCGAGGCATACATCGTCTCGGTGTGCGCCATCAACCGTGCCCGGTTGTACCCGATGCCTTCGACCTCGGCCATGAGGCGTTTGCGGAGTTTCACGACGCCTTCGCCGTTGTTGATGCCCTCGGTGAGGCTGCGGATGATTGACTTGTTCGTCTCGGCCGTGATGCCCTTCAGCGCTGAGAGGTTCCGAGCCTGGAGAACGTCGAGCACCTGCTGGTCCGCCGGCCCCCGCCCGAGCTGCGAGGAGATCCCGATCCGGGCGAGTGCCCGCTCGGCGTAGAGGACCCCCTGGTGATACCCGGTCCGCACCCCTTCAGTGACGATGACCTCACCAGGAGAGAGGATCGCCTCCTGGGCGAGGACGTCGAGGGTGTCGACGAGCCAGGAGATCCGGATCGGCGTCGGCTCCAGTTCACGAGGGGCTTCGTTTTCCCGGGCGACGTCGAGGGATTCGAGCGCGAGGCGCCGATAGTCACGAAACAGGCGGAGGATCTTCCGCTCATACTGTTTCGCGATCCGGCCGGCGTGCATCGGGTCGCGGCGGGCGGCGGCGGAGAGTTTCACGGGCGGCATTTACAGGAGCCTCGGGTAATACTTGTGAGCGCTGTAGAGGAGGGCGCTCGCAAAGGCGCAGAAGGCGTCAGTGAGGGTACAGGTCAGCGGCACGATTATCTGCCCGTTGACGATCTTGGCGTCGTGCTGATGCACCTCAATCCAGTCGATAGTTTCTAGTCGTGCCATGTTTCACGGCTCCTCCGGCTCGTCAGGGGTTTCGCGCTTGTCGTCGATCTCGTCTTCGTCCGGAGGGATGCCGAGCCGTTCCCGCGCCCATGCCGCCGGGACGATGGCGTCGGGGTCGAGCGGGTTCGACTGCCGGATCTTCGCGATCCAGTCGGCGATCTTCGCCTCGTCGTCCGGGTCGACGTCGTTGAACTCCAGCCAGACCGCCCCTGGGACTCCGGTTATCCGGTCGATGAGCGCCCGGGAGTAGGTCCGGGCGACGATCTGCTGAATGGTGCTGATCTTGTCGAGGAACGTGCCCATCCGCACGTTGGCGGTGGCCTCGGTGCTCCCCCGGCCGAGCCCGAGCATCTCTTCCGGGACGCCGAGCGCACAGGCCACCCGCTGCAGGCTGACGTTCGAGTAGGTGTCGACGTTCGCGACGCCGGTCGTGTCGAGCATGTTGATCGCGACGTCGTGCGAGGTGGCGAAGTCGGTCTTCGCGGAGACGGTCTTGATCTCCTTCTCGACCGCCCGGAGGTCGGCATCAGTCGCCGGCCGCTCGTCGCTCCCGACCGCCCACTGCTGTTTTGGGGTGCCGTGACGGTGAATGGCCTTTGTCGTGGACTCAATGATGTCGCAGTCCCGCTCGATGTCGTCTTCCGCCCGCTCCCAGATGGAGAGACCGTAGACGTCGCCCGGGGCCTGGTCGAGGACCAGGTTCAGGATCCGGTCCGGGGCGATCAGGATGCCCGGGTCGGCGGGGTTCTCCTCGTCGACGAACTGCCGGTATCCGGTGATGCGGCCGTAGGCGTCGTACTCCTTCCGGAACGAGGAGGGGTCGCGGGTGACGACGCCCCATACCCCGTCGCCTGCCCGGGTGGGGATGATCTCCTGGTAAGCGTCCCCGGTGAGTTTCGCGCTGAGGATCGCCTGCTTTAAGATGTCATCGAGGTCGACGTGAGGCTGGTCGATCCAGGCCTGCACCCGGTCTTTCAGGGCCTCGTTGCCGTTCTCGCACGCGAGTTTCCAGCCGTGGGAAAGCGCAAAGAGCCAGTAGGCGTCGATAGCGTCGGCATAGGGGCCGCCCCTGCGATATTTGGTCATCCACCGCTTGATCTTCTGCCTGCGGTTGGTCTTGTCGTCCCACCCGATACGCTTGTAGGGGTTGTCGTCACTGCCTCCGCCGACGATCCGGGTTTGCGGCTCGGGGGCGGGCGTGGTTCGTGAGAATAGTCGCGTCAGTCGCTGTATCATGGTATCACCAGGTTCTCGTGGTGCCGCTGCCGATCAGGGGGCGGCCGCCTGTTCTCGTGGTCAGTTCGGTGGCGGCCCAAACCAGGGCGTCCATGCGGTCCGGAGACTCGTCGCCCGGCACCCATTCGCACATCTGGTCTTCCAGTTCCGGAAACGCGCCGACGTGGTGCACCTCCCCCTTCTCGTAGAGTGCGGCGACTGGTTCGGCCCGGACATATTTGCCCCGGCTGGCGGTCACTTTCTTGAACGGGAGAGTCTTGCTGACGGTGCGGAGGTTGACCTCGACGAGGTCGCCGCCGTTGTTCACTTCCCCGACGACCCGGTCGGCGCCGTGTTTGTCGACCGCCCAAACAACGCGGTTCGCCCAATCGAGCGGGCTGCCTCGGATGGAGTGGTCGCCGAGCACGTAGAGGTGCCCCGCCCGATCCTGCCCGACCGTGACGATCCCGGTCTCGTCGCTCGTCTCGCTGCCGGTGACGGCCGGGTCGACCCCGACGACGATCCGCACGAGTTCCGGGACTTTCCCGACGTGCCGATGGTCGTCGATCATGCTCCGTTTCCAGAGCGCGCCTTCGGGGTCGTCGAGCCATTCGCCGTTCAGGAACCGGCGCCGTTTGCGTTCCGGCAGAGCCGCGAGCGTGTCCTCGATATACCCTTCAGGGAGGTTCTCACGGTTATCCATCGGGTTCATGTTGAGGACGGCGTAGCGGCCAGGGTTCGGAACCGGGACGCGGGTCTCCGGGTCGATGTGTTCGAGGAAGAGTTTGTGCAGCCAGTGGCTCTTTGTCGGTGGGTTGCAGTCCACGTATGCCCGGTTGACGAGACAGGTCTTCTGCGCGAGGCGGGTCTGTGCCGTGGTGTATGCGTGGTAGGAGATTTGGGAGGACTCGTTGTAGTAGATCGTCGAATACTCCATGCCGAGGATCTTCTCGACCCGCTCATCGTCATCGAGCCCGCCGAGCCATATCTCGGAGCCGTTGGGGAGTGTGAAGAACCAGTCTGTCTTGTCGAGCGTGTAGGGGGTGCCGATGAGCTTCAGGACCTTCGGCATC